AGCCTTGGCGCGTTTTTCTTCGTCAGATTCTTGAGCTGCACTAGATACAGACCGGCTCAGGATTTTATCGGCCACATCGGACTTCTCACCGATGGACGACATAGTGCCAGCGTCTTCTTTTTCTTTGTCCTTTTTCTTAGACAAGAGATAACCTAGGGTACCTAGCCCTACTAGTCCAGCAGCAATATCCCCACCACTGGCAAATTTACGGGTGCGAGCGCTACCCTTCTTTGCTTTCATTGGACTCCCCTTTGCCTAACCATCTCCGCACCGTTTCCGTTTCGTAGATACGAATGGCAGACCAGACAATAGAAAAAATAGCCGCAATAGCAGGCAATACGTCTACCAAGGTACCTATAACAGTAACCAAGGACAGTGCGTCTACCGCGCTCTTAGCAGTTTCGTGATGCTGTTCCATTTAACACTTCCACGCACGTAAAGATTTGTTGATGCGGCTGTTTGGGTCGTTGGCAGTCTTAGCTGAGGTGAGCTTCTTCTTCATCCCTTTCATGCGAGCACAAAAAGAATCTCGACGGGGCCCACCTTCAGGTTGAGGAGCCTTAAGACCCGGTTTCCCCGGATTAGCAGCGTTATACGAAGCACGACCCTTGGCATTTAAACCGCCCTTGGGACTCTTGCCTTCCTTGCGTTGCCACGCCGGGGTCTTAGCCATAGAACACCACAATAGTTGCAGTTGTCAAAGTAGCGTGAACATCAGTGTTGAACTTAATGCCCTCACCGGGGAACAAAATGTGCTCCGAACCTTTAACGGCAGGGGCCGTAAAAGAAAACCTCGTAGTACCACCAGAACCGCCGTCTCTTAAAACAACAGTACCATTTTCTGCATAACTAACCGTTACAGCTTTTACGCGAGTAGAAGCAGCATATGCAGTGTTAGTAGAGGTTACCTCTGCGGCCTTTACGTCTGTTTGCATAGCCATGACGGCCTCCTATTAGACGTTCTGCTGGCCTTCAAGCGGGTCGGCGACGAAATACTGAATCACACCAGACATGTTTCCGGTACCTGCGCTACCACCCACACGAGCGGTGATATACACCAGCTCAGATGAAGACATTACTGCGCCAAGCGAAGTACCCGAACCAGTTGCACCGGGGGTAATCGTGCCAACGACGTTGTTGGCGTTGTCTAGCAGACCTGCACCTGTGTTGGTGCCGGAGGTGTAGAGCGTAAAGCCCATGTCCGTCTGACCAGTAGCTGCGTCGCCAGTGAAAGTGATCGACATGATACGTGCGCCAGCAGGAAGAATCAGAGCGGGAGCGCCAGTAGCAGAAGAAACCTTGACGTTAGTTGAAGTTGCAGCAGCTACATCTGCAATGTAGAAAGTAGCAGCCATTAGGCCAGAGCCGCAGTATGCGGTGCGAGTTTGATCGCCGCCGCCCGAACGCCAAATACTTTGGGTGGTAGAAAGTGCCATTTGAATTTTCCCTCATGCGGTTAGGTATGTCGATCTGCATGAAGTCAGCCGGGACTGTTCGACATACCGGGTACACCCGGTTAACTACTTTATAGCATAGAAAACGGGGGGCCGAAACCCCCCGTTGTCATTTAGGCACCTTGCGAGCCATACATGCCCAGCGGGTCAGACCAGCCGAACGAGTAACGCTCACGAGCCTTGTAACGCACGTTACCGGTGTCAAAGTCACCGTCCATACCAGTCGTCATCGCGGTACGAATGAAGTGCTTCATGCCGTTAGGAACGTCAGTGGTCAGGAACCATGCGTTGTTATCGGTCAAGAAGTGGTTAATGGTGTAACCCTCGGGGATCGAACCATTATTCTTCAGTGCATTCACGTCGTTGTCGTTGGTACCAACACGCAGGTTAGTTTCCAAGAGACGGGTTGCGACGAACTGCAGTGACGGCGGGACAACCAGCTTACGAGGTTTAGCTGCGATCAGCAGGCCACGTTCGTCAGTCCATGCAGCGATCTGAATAACGGCGGCTTCCAAAGAAGTCTCGTTCAGGTCAGCCGGAACTGCCGGGATGTTGCTGTTGGTGCCACCAGAGACCAGCGGATGCGAAGCCGAGAACAGAGGTTCGCCATCACCGCCGTCATATGCGCCGGAGTTGTTGAAGCCGTTGTTCAGGACGTTAGCAGCCTTGACCTGCTTGGTGTACGCCATAGCACGAGCCAGCGCTTTGGTATAACGAGCCGAGAGGCTGTCATACAGGTTGTCCTCGATGGCCTCTTCGGTCAGCGAGAAACCCAGAGCAATGGTTTCGTGGTTGTATCGAGCGGTCCATGCTTCCTGCGCATTGTCGTACGCAATTGCAGAACCTTCGTTTTTGACCGGTGCTGCCGAGAAGCCGGACAGCTTGGTCTCTTCTTCGAACGAACGCTCGGAAGTCTCGGTTTCGTAGATTTCCTTGTGCTCTTCGCCGTAGCGAGCATACTCCAGACCGAACAGGGCGTTCAGGCCGGGGAGCAGCTCTTTCAGTAGTTGTGCGCGTGAAATAGCCATGATTTACTCCCTTATACGCTGTCAGGACCGTTCGGGTTGAGATACGAATGACCGCCAGCCATAGTTACCGACGCGGTTTCACCCGTGAAGTCGATAGTGATGGTTGGGTACGGAGCATTCCACTTAACAATAACTTCACTGTAGTTACCGCTGGAGTTGGTAGTCTCTTCTACAAGACCAACAACACGGAACGGTAGCGACTGCGCAGTATTGCTGCCCGAATCATAAGCACCGATATTCGAGTTACCCGAAATAGTGGTGTTAGAAGCAGGCTGAGAGATAGCCAAGTTGTTGCCCAAGATCGTGCCCGAAATAGGGGTGATGGTGGTCGAAGTTGCGCCGCCAGTCACAGCTACTTTGAACAGTTGATCAGGATCATCGGCCACATAAGCCAAGATGTCCGAAGCAGATACACCGCCCGGATAGGAGTTAGCGAACAGCTTCTGACCCGTTGAGGGGTTAGTGTAGCTAACGCCGAGGAACACACCGGTTACGCCATTAGCGTTAACGGTAGTTGTGCCGGTTTCTTTAACAATGGTGCCACCATCCAGACGAACAATGTCGCCATTATAGATAGCAGTGCCATAGCCACTTGCAATCGGGAGTTCACGAGTCTGACCCGCAAACACCTGACCGCCGATCAAGTTGATCGGTTTTAGCCCGTAAGGGGCATTTACAGTCGGATATGCCATGATTTACTCCAAAAATTATCTACCGGAGCCAAAGGTCGTCGTTGACTTACGTTCACTGAACAAAGGCATACGAGCGTCACTCTGGCGCATCAGGTTGTTGTCCACCGCATTAAGCTGAGCGTTCGCTTGGCTTGCGTAGTAATCATTACGCTGCTGTACGAACTCCTCGGGCGTCTTGCAGAGCATCAACCCACCAATCACAACAACATCCTTATTGGCGTTGTCGGCGTCCAAATGCACATGTAGCTCAGGGTGCTCTGAAGCCTTAACAGGCTCCCAGCCTTCACGTCGTTTAGAAGAGAGGTTAATCGGATCAGGCGTGTTCATAGTAGACACACGGACCCAACGGAATTTATACCCCGGCTCAGGATTTGGCACAGGCAACAGTTCTGGCGGAAGCCATTGCTGCTTGCGCTTAACCTTTTCACGGGTCTCCAGTTCACGGCTCAAACGAGTTTCGCTAACCATTATCTACTCTCCTGTTCTGCAACCTTCTTGGCGTAAAGTTCAAGCGGTACACCTAAACGCTTGGCTATATTTACCTGTGAAGCGCTTAGCTTTACCTTCTTGGGCGACGTGCTACGGGCTGCGGGTGCAACGACCGTAGAGGGTTTGGCACGAGGTGTTTGCCGCTGTTCTTGTGCGGGTTCGTCCTCGGAGTCTTCCTGAGACTGCTGTGTTTGGCTCCCGAAGTAATCGGGGAATGTTGCGCGCATACGAGAATTTAACTTCTCGTAGTAATCATCTGATCCTACGTAACCTTGCCCATACTGTTTAGTTAGTGCGTTGTGCACGCCAATGGCGGTGGCACTCATAATAGTATAGTCAGGGTTCGACTGGTCTCCGTACCAAGGGTTATCCGCAAGCCACGCCTCTAGGCGTTCGTCCCGCTGGGTTTGGGCCGGTCTTTGTGGCGGACTATACTCGGGTTTTTCCTGAACTTCAATAGGCCTCAAACTTTCGGCCTTGTCAAGCTTCAGTGTGGCCTGAGCTATGCGTTTCTGTGCAGCTACCAGAGCCTCCGAGTCCGCCGCCTCATAAGCCTCTTTGTAAGCTTTTTCCGCCGCCTCTAGTTCAAGTTGAGCAGCTGACTTACCCTGCTCAATGAACATCTTGGAACCCTCAGACAGCTGACGCTGCAGCGCTTGGTTCTCCTCGTACATCTGGCGGGCAAAATCTTCCGCAGCTTGACGCTCCCGCAGGGCTTCTTCCTTAGCACGGCGCTCGTCGTGGTAGCCCTTTGTAAACTTTTTCAGCCGCTTTTGGACCTTTTCGTCATACGTTTTAAGCTCATCCTCCGTAACCTCCTCTGGAGGCTCTTCCATTGGCTTTCGGCCACGGTCTTGAGGCGGGGTGTCGTCTACGATTTCAAGGTCAAACTCTTCCTCTGACGCAGCAGCTTCCGCTGCTACAGCTTTCTTCCCATCCGTTTCGTCTGGAAACTCAAATTCGGTCATTTCCATTTTGTTAGCCATTTACTATCTCCTTAAGCACGTGAAATTCCACGGGGGTCCTGCACGACTGCTTCCACCGAGTCATCATTAATAAGACGGAACTCCCTGCCGTGAATCTTTAGGCGGGTGCCACTGTTAGGGCGAGCCAGAATAAAGTCGCCTTTCTTACACCATGGGCCGGTCGGAAACTTAACATTATCCTTGTAGCAGTCTGGGCCTAGCTCTACTACGAAGAACACAGTACTAAGAATCTCCTCATACCTACGGGTCTCGTCAGCCTTAATAAGGCCGCTGTCGTAAGTCTCTTCAGACTCAGGCAAAGCCACAAGGATGTGATACCCAGAAGGCATGGGTAGCTGCTTAGCTTTCTCCTCAGCTGACTTGTCCATTAAAGCAGACAAGTCTATGGCTTGCGAGAGGTCTACAGCACTATTCATCAGATTTCTCCAGTCGTTGCACGAGGTCCTCAAGGATTTCCGTGGCCATCGCCAGACCCCGGATAACTCCGGCCACGTGTTTGTACTCTTCCATGCTGCCTGCATTACCGTTAGCAAGGAACTCAATACGACTCTTTTGCTCGTCAGTGAACTTGTTCTTCAAGTACCCTAGGACGGTTTCTTCCTTCATTTACTTCTCCTTGGAGGGTTTCGGAGGGTTCTGCTTTTGCTGGGCGGTTGCCCGGCGGTCTTTAGCAATCTGTGCACCTAACCGCAGGCCCTCTAATTGCATCCTAACGGGTAGCTCAGTTCTATCTTTGGCTGCTTTAACTCCTGCTTGCAGACCAGCGATCTCTTTCTGTGCGGCGATCCTAGCTGCCTCAACTTGGAGCTGCTGCTGTTTGAGCTGAGCGTCGGCCATATCCTTTTGCATCTTGCGCTGCAGTTCTTGCTGCTTGATCTGAAGCTCTTGCTGCTGCATCTGGACGACTGGGTCTTGCGCCGCTTGTTGTGCTTCTTCCTGCGCTGCCTGCTGCTGGTGTTTCTGTAACAGGCGTTGTGCTGCTTGGGCTGACATCTGAGCAATCTGCGCCGCAATCTCTGGCGGCAGGTTCTTGTTCTGCTCTTCCGTGGGTAGCACGACACCGAGGGTTTTCTCGATCTCTTTGCGGTATTGGAAGGCAATATGCTCGTTGATGTGGGCCATAGCTGCAGCCATGACGGTCTGCGCCATGGGGTTGTTCTCCATCATCTTGGCAATCATCGGGTCCTGAATAGCCGCCATGTGCACAGCGATGTGAGCCTCGTGGTCCTGCTCGATGAATGCCTTGACAGGTTTACCCATCAGGATGTTTTGATTCTCCTGAACGGGGTCAGTGGGATGTGAGTCATCCTCAATGGGGATCAACTTTGCAGCGTTCTTAATACCCAAAATCTCAATCATCTGACGATGCAACAGCGGCAGGTCATACAACTGAGGTGCGGTCTGGGCCAACTGAAGAGCCGCTTGATACTGCGTAATCTTCTGCGCCATAGTGGCCGCGTTGGGATCAGACACAGGGATGATATCTACAGCGTCGTAGTCAGACTGTTTAACCTGACGGTCACCGTCCTCTGGTGTGTAGCTGTACTCAGGCGGGGTATAGTCACGGATGATGGCCTTTAAGAGCTTGAACTCCTGACGCATCGCATAATGCAGTCGGCCTTGGACAGCAGTGCTAATCTTAAGTGTGCGCTCAAGAATAGCCAGCGTCGTGCCCACCGGAGCCTGCGCGCTCATATCAGAGACGTTCAAATCACCAGCCGATGCAAAGCTTCTACCTTCTTGGATGATCTGGCCCAACAGCTGATACAGAGTCTGACTTGGCTCTTTATATGGAAGCGGCAGGATGTTGTCGCGTATGGAGCCTGACGCCACATCGACATCACGGAATTCACCCGGAGCAATCGGAGTGTCATCGCCCTTGATACGCAGACCCTTGGCCTTTAGACCGCCCGGCAAGTTAACCAGCGTACCTGCATCTACCAGCTGCCTCATGATGGAAGTAGCTGCCTTGGCATAACCACCAATTAGGTGAATGAAACCAAAACCATAGAAGCCAAACCCCGGCACATATACATAGTGCACAAAGTGATTGCGCTTTAGTTTAAGCTCGTCGTCCTCATACCAGTTACGACGAATGGACAGAATAGTGCTCGTGCCCTTCTCAATAGTAACGACGTATGGCAGAGCAATACCTGTGGGCTGACCTTTTTTGTTCTTATCCTCAAATCCCGGCAGGTCCAACTCCACGTGCATCTCAAGGAGTTTGTAGCGGCTGTCGATGTTTCCTGTGTAGCCCTGATCCCGCTCTTTTTCTTTCTCTAGGTCGTCCAGAGTATTCTGCGGGTCACCCAAATCCACATCTCTGTAGAAGCCAGCTACTTGCAGCTTGCGCAGCTCGTTCTTGGTCTTACGCATCACGTGGGTCACACGCTCTGCGGTTTCTAGTGACGATGCGCCATAAGGTACGACGATGTCTTCAGCCGGGACAAACATAGCTGTCTGACGGCCAAGCGCTGGGTCATAGTAGACCTTCTTAAATGCAGAGCCCGCCAAAGGCAGAGAGAACAGCATCTTCTCGTGCTCAGGCCGATACTCAACCATCTCTTCAGTTAAGCGGTAGTTCATATCCTCGCGTACGCGAGTCGCCGCTTCCTGCTTCATCTTGTCGATTGCGCCGACGATCTGGGTCTTAACAGGACCGGCAGCAGGGAAAGTCTCGACAATAGCTTCCGATTGGAACCTAACCACGGCTTCAGACAGCATCGGGTGGTAGACACCGCATGCTCCAGCCCAAGGCTCTGTGCGCTCTTCCGTCTTAAGGCCAAGCAGCTTAAGCCCCTTGACGTAGGCGTCCATCCAGTCTTTACGGCTGTTGATGTCGTCATCAAAGTCTGAGACCAAGTCCTCGGCTATGCTTTGCAGCTCGGAGTCATCTATATACTCAGCGAGGTTAGCGTCGAAGTCGTCCGAAGTCTCTTTGCCCTTCTCCAACTCAATCTCAAGACCGTCAATCCCAATCCGAACTGCCTCGGGGTCCTCGATCTCAATCTCTAAGTCCGGTGCACCTTGGGATTCTTCCATTACGCCAACTGGGGCGGCGTAGAGCCCTTTATCTATAGCCATGATTTACCCCTTGAGTGTTGCTCGATTTGTTTTTGGGTTGTATGTGTATTCTGACGTTTTGTGCTTAGAAGCTTTAGCGGCCCTATCTTTAGCCCGTTCTTCTGCTGTCATAACGTCGCGTTTTTTCCCTGCAGCAGTCAAGGTTTTACCATCAGCCTTCAGATGCCCCCGTTTCTGCAATATCTTTTTTGCAGCTTCTTTGCTTCCCACTTGCGCCCCCAGCCTGTTTACAAGCTGGTTCTTCCCCATGAATTTTTGAGTCGCCATAATCAGTCCTTACACGTTGTAGTAGCCCGCATTGCGCTGGGACTTAAACCACTTAATATCTTCTGGCTCATCAGACGGCAGGCGTATAAAGCCCCCCTGACGAAACCTCATAAGCGCGAGCGTCGTCGCGTCAACTAAGTCGTCATGCTCTCCACTGGGGAAGCTTGCGATCTCATCTACAAGCTCCTCGGCCCACCGAGTTTGTGGCACCCAGACTCTGCCTGACGCTATGATGTCTGACACCGAATTCAATCGGGTGATTTTGTCGTTACCTCTGCTGGGTGTGTACTCCTGTACCGGTATGCCCATGGCCCGGAACTCGTAGATCAGTGGCGCACCCGTCGCCTTCTTCTCTATTAAGACCCCATCTGGCTCCCACTCTTGGTAGTGCTCAAATGCAGTCTTCTTAAGCTCTATCCACTCCATCCGTTCTTTAAACGAATTGAGCAAAATGATGTTTGGCTGGCTGCGATCCTCGTCCAAATAGAACACGCCCCACGTTGTACACGCAGAATAGTCAGCCCGGCTATTCTTTTCAAACGCCGTATCCCAAGTTTGCAGGATGTAGTCACACGGCGGTGGCCTCTCATCCTCCCAGACCCTCCACCACTCACGCTTAATGATGGCCGATGCGTCCGAAGTGGGCTGTTGCTGGTACTGAGCCATCCATTTTGAGTTTGGAAGTTCAGTTTTTAGCGCTTCTAGCTCATTTATAGACCAAAACTCAGGCCAAAGCGGGTTCCCAGACGGCAGAATAGCCGGAAATTCGATAACTTCCCACTCATCTCCGCCTCTAGCGGCGCTTGCCTTAATAACTTGGCCAGTTAAGTCCCTCAAAGACCACCGCGTCATCACAACAACGATGCTTCCGCCCGGCTGGAGACGCTGACGGGGGCCGGATGTGTACCATTCGTAGACTTTATCGTAGATTTCGGGGTTCACTTGGGCCAAAGCGGCCTCTTGTTCGCTGTGCGGATCGTCAATTATCAGCACATCCGCGCCTTTACCGGTCACAGCACCGCCTACACCGATAGCGAAGTACTCCCCACCCCTATTTGTGTTCCAT